TTTATTACCATTATAAACAATTAAACTAAGAATTAAAATTCTAAAGATTGGATTATCAAAAAGCTTAACAATAAAGTTAGGTAATTTTGGGGCAACTAATCCAGAGTATAAAACTAGAAATAGTGTGATTAAGGTTGATGAATATCTGTTTTTAAAAACAGTAGACAATGCATTGTCAATAGTCTCCATATTATATAAATTAGTACAGAAAATATAATATTTCTTAAATTGTTTTTAAAAATATTATATTTTTAATTATATAATTATATAATTATTTATTTTGTGCATATTTTATCCAGATAGTTATTTTTGATTAATTCGGCTTCTTCTGTGGATAAATTATCATCGGCATCAATGGCATCTATACAAGTCTCGACGTGATGTTCATCATTGCGTGCACAACAACAATCATTTCGCCAATTATTAGGATCAATAGTATTTGTTTCTATAAATCTTTTACAATTTTCTGAAGGTTGTGTGAATTTTTCAAAAAAATTCTTTTGATCGATCAAAGTTAAAGTGATAGTAAAAATAAGAGCCATCATAATAGCAAATTTGGGATCTTTATTACTTGAGTAAACAACTAATGATAAGATTAATATTTTAAAAATTTTGTTTTCAAACATTTTTCTAATAAATCCAGGTAGATTTGGGGATGCCATACCACCGTAAACAATTAAAAATGTAGTTAGTATAGTTGATACTATTTTGTTACTATGTAACGAAGAATAAAATTTATCAACAAATTCCATGTATATATATATAATAGAATAAAATATTTAATAAATCTATAATAAATATTTAAAAAATAATTAAATCTTTTTATTTGTTTTTTATATTGTTTTTTTTATCTCAAGTAAAAAATAACACTAATGCAATTTTGCACACTTGATGAAGCTTGGGGGAATAAAGAATGTTTTACAAATAATACTGTTACAAATGAAAAGAATCAAACTAATAAAGATATAACTGATACTGAAAGTGACGTAATACAAAAAAAACCATTAATTTCACACAATGAATATAATTTTAAAAAACCGCAAAGAAAAATAAATTATACTGCAACAGAAGAATCATTATTTGATAACTATACAGACACTATTAATGATAAACACGAAAGAGATAAACTTTTACAAAGAGTATTGAAAAGCAGGAGATGTAGAGATGTACTTCGCAAAAAATTTAGACCAGATCTTATTAATAAATTAATTTTAATATTAGATGATTATCGTGATGTTATTGTACTACTTTTAGTCGGATTTTGTATTATAATATTCTTGAATATGTTATATAACATTAATCAAAAAAATTAATTTATGTAAAATAATCTTTTATATTTTACATTCATATTGAATAAAGAGAATTATGATGGGAACCACTTTATTAATAATATATTTGGTGCATGCCATTCGCATTTAAAAGCATTATCTTCTAATTTGTTTTTTATGTATTCTATACACTCTTTTAATTTATATGTTGGTAATCCAAGTATAAATTCAGGTACTTCGTACCATGCATAATAAAGGCTTGCTGCACTAGCTAATATAATCTTTTTTTCTATAGTATTATAAACTTTATCAAACGTTTTCTTTTTAATCTCGTCTCGTTTTAGTTGTTCTTTGATTAAATCGTTTGCATTAACCATATTATAATAACTTGTAAAAGATTTTTATTTTAATGATTTTATTATCTAATATTATTTAATGTTTAAAAGATATGACCAAATTATATTTATAATATCATTATTTGTTGGAATAATTTTTATTTATACTATGTCAGGTATTGATTTTGATACTATTAAATTATATAATAAATATTATAACCAGAAAGATAAATGTATGATTGATAATGAAAAATTAAAACAAAAAATAATATTAGATGAAACGTTAATAAATGATGAAACGTTAATAAATGATGAAACGTTAATAAATGATGAAACGTTAATAAATGATGAAACAGTAATAAATAAATCTGTCGATGAATACAACAATACATTATATCAAGAAATAAAAAATGACGAACTTAAAATTAATATTTTAAAAAATGAAATACCAATCAAACTTTTATCAGAAACAGATAAGTATAAACCACAAATGTTAAAACAGAATAAAAAAATTTCTTATATGAAGATTACAAACTATCCTCATTATAAAAGTGATAAAAAGTATAGAATATGTTTTGGTAGTTGCAATGTTAATCCAAAAAATGCTAGAATTTGGCAAAATATATCTAGTTATCAACCTGATTTATGGATGTTTTTAGGAGATAGTTATTATAATGACATCGATATAGATAAGAAAAAATATGTTAAAAATAGTAATGAACTATTAGTAAATCATTTGAAAATACTTGATAAAATGAAATATAATCCATCATTTCAGAACTTTTTAAAAGTTCATAAATATTTTGCTATTTGGGATGACCACGATTATTATCAAAATAATGATGATTTTGAAGTAAATGATCAAATTAAATTATTATTTAGACATTCATTTTTGAAATTCTTTAATGTTCCTAAAAATGATGTTAGATATCACAGAGAAGGTATTTATACTTTTTATGATTTAATTATCGAAGATAAACATATTATTAGATTTTTTCTTCTAGATGTTAGAACTACTAAAAATAATCTTGATATATTAGGAAGAGACCAATGGAAATGGTTCGAAAAAAATATTAAAAACTCTACCGCTCATTTAAATTTAATAATATCAGGTACAGCTTTCATGGCAGACTCTAACTCAAAGAATAATTTTGAGTCATGGGAAAAAACGGGGTGGTCATATAAAAAATTAGAAGAATTATTAAATACATATAATTTAAAAAATGTTATTCTTATATCCGGAGATATTCACTTGGGTAGAACGATGGTTAGAAATCATTTAATAGAATTTACTTCTAGTTCTTTAACAAGTCGGCCATCTAAATTAAATATAACTTCTGATATGGGTGATCCAATGACTAAAAATAATTTTGGGTTTATTGATATTAATTACTCTGATATAAATAACCCCAAGTATATAGGTGGTTTAATAAATTTAGAAAATGGAAATCATTCTAATTTAATACAGTTTGAAACTATTTAATTATTTACATTGGAAATAAATCATTAAAACTTTTTATTGCGATACAAATAAAAATATAATTGATATAATAGTTTTCTTTATAGGGCAATCCATATTTAATATATTGTTATAATTCTTATTGATGTATAAATATACATCATGTGATTTATAACCAAAGAATAATCCAATTAATGCACCAAATATAGTTTGTTCTATGGTATGACACTTTTCAATATATACTCTAGAATACATCATTATTGGTACAAATAAAGCTAATAATACAACTGATATCTTATCTTTGGATTTTAGACTCTTAAATTTACCATCACTTGATTTATTATATAATAGATCTTTTATTAAAAATCCTGTTTGTAATCCTGCAAATTGAGAATGTCCACTTGGAAAACCAAAACTTTTTGCTGGTTTATTCGGACAACTAGTAAAATAACCACAATCGTGTGCATTTACTGGTCTACTTCCTTGACCTAAAATTGGTATACTATTATTATTATTAGCAAATATAGGCACTGCTATCATGTGCTTTAAAATATGATTCAAATATGAATTACATATAATTATTATTGATAAGAATAATTGTGATCTTGAACCATATATTATTCCTATAAATAAATTAATATATACCATTATTAACTCTGATGCTTTTATAAATTGAAAAAAAAGATCCCTATTAAAATAATGTGGTATTATTTTCATTATATATAAACTATAGTTTATTTTATTTATTAAAATAATACCACATTATTTTAATTATTATAGTTTATATATAATTATTATCCAAATCATTTAAGTAAAAATATCATTTATGTATAATGATTGATACTATATGTCTCAGTGGCGGAGGTGTTAAAGGTATTTCATACATTGGTGCATTATCATTTCTAGAAGAAAATGAATATATTAATTTTGATAATATTTTGAATTTAGTAGGAACCTCGTCAGGTTCGATTATATGTTTTTTTTTGAGTATTGGGTATTCGTTAAAAGAACTTGAAGATTTTGTTTTACAATTTGATTTCAAAAAATTAGAACCAGATGTTAATTGTAATATATTTCTATCGGAATATGGTATTGATGATGGTATTAAAATTATGACAACTATTAGAACATTCTTAATTGAAAAATTAGATAAACAGGATATAACTTTTAAGGAGTTATATGAACTACGGAATAAAAAATTAAAAGTATTCACTACTAACTTTACACTTGCTCGTAGTGAAATATTTTCTTATGATACAACCCCCGATGTTTCTGTTTTATTAGCTATAAGAATGTCAATTTGTGTACCATTATTGTTTACACCAGTTAAATATAACGATTGTTATTATGTTGATGGAGGAATAACTTATAACTTTGGATTAAATTATTGTAATCATTCATCTACAATAGGTATTGCTATTACAAATAAAAAAATAAATAATTTAGATTCATTTCATTCATATTTTACCGGACTATGTAGCATTGCGTTAGATTCAATTAGTTTAAATTCGATATGTCAAGACGAAAAATATAATTATATTGAAATAAATTGTCAATTAAAAGAAGGATTAAAATTTGGGATTACTAAAGAGGGTGTAGAAGAATTACTAAATGAAGGAGAAGTGTTTGCAGAAAAATATTATAGTAATTTTATTTCAAAAATAGTTATAGATGATATTATAGATGATATTATAGATGATATTATTTCTATCGTTATATCAACAGACATATCTGAAAATACGACTGAAGTTATTAATGAAAATATGAATAAAAACGTGACTGAAAACGTGACTGAAAACGTGACTGAAAACATATCTGAAGATATTTCTACAGATAGTGTTATGTCCGCAGATAAATCTATAGAAAATATTTCTTCATCGCCGTAGATTTTTTATAGAATGTAAAGTAATATGCCCAAAATAGTTAAATTAAATGAATTCTCAAATAGTGATACTACCGAAAATAAATATGGTAAATTTGAGAAAGTAGAAATAAAACAAAAAATTAAGTTAGAGAATATTAATAAAAATGGCTTTATACAATTAGAATACGATGTTAATAATAATCCTTATCTTGAATTAAATTCTAATGAAAATAAATTAGTTTTAACTAGTCAAAATATAACTACAGATAGTGCGGATTTTCAGTCAATATCAATTAAGAATAATGATCTAGAACATACAATAAAAGAATTAAATACAAAAATTAATTATCTTGAAACTAGAGTAACAGATTTAGAAAATAATCAAAAAGTTATAGAAAAAACAATAGATGAAGACCCATGTAATGAATTATATCTAATTGAATTCGGTAATCCAACTATTGGATTATTCGGTATGTTTAAATTAAATGATGATAAAAAATATTTATACATTTGTTATAATATTGATAAAAATATTTCTTATTGGACATTGATTCAATCAGTCACTACTTTTTAAGTAGCATGTAATATAACTACTTTGGTTTTGGATATAAATTTGATAAATCGGAACTTAAATTATTATACTCTTCCATTTTATCACCTACATCTTTCTCATCGAATATTATTTTTGGTTGTAGCATAAAGGCTCTATCTAAACTTGAATAATTATTTGTTTGAATACTATCTTCAGAATATAACAAGTCATAACTTGTTATTGATAAACATTCATTTCCCACAAGTTGTCCATTATATTCTGCTATTTGTTGATTGCTATGCGACACCATTATTTGCTGATTTTTATTATCTATTTTAAAATCATTAAATTTTTTATTAAATTCATTCTTAAAATTCTTTTTACTTGTAATTCTTTCACCTGATACTTGAATAATATTATCTAATTCACTCTTTTTTCTTTCATATCTTGATAAAGTTGATTCATCGTCCCAATTATTATTTAAACCATGTTTAAGATTCATTTTATCTGCTTTTTCATGGTATAATTGCTTTGCTTCAGATGGCATTGAAGGAAAATGCATTTTTAATTGAGATGATGAATTTTCAAAATTTGTTTTTAAATTATCATGACTTATGCCATCTTCCCCAAATGATTTTAACCAAATATCATATTTTTTTCTAGTTTCAGTATTTGTTAATATTTGATTAGCTAAAGTCAAATGATTATAAATATCTTCATCTATAATATTATTTTTATCTGGATGAAACTTGATTATTAATTTTCTATATGATTTCTTAATCTGCTTTTCAGTTACATCTGAAGAAACATTTAGCAATTCATATAAATTAAATTTTAATTGATCAAAATTAATTTCAACCATATGTTTTGACATTATATATTAATATATAAAACTCTTTAACTTAAAACGATATAAATTTTAAAATCTATTTTCTAAATTTTAAAATCTATTATTTTATAATGATTAGTTTACAAGAAAAAATTAAAGCTTCTATATATCTATTATCATACTTTGAAACTCTTGGGTTTTACAATGGTAATTGGGAATTTAATTATGGTATAAATACAATTAATACAAAAGAACAAGCTGCAGAAGTATGGCTACATATAGTTCACGATTACTTTGCAAAAGGAGGATTTACTAATATTGATTTAACTGGATTTTTATCTAGTGATGATACTATTATGACTATTGCTACAGGAATAGCGTGTTTACGCGGTGTATCAGATGGTACTAATGATAAACATTATATTGATGAATATATTAGAATACTTGATAAATTAAAGCAACCCAAACGCCAAAGTGGTATTAACACATTAAATACGTTAGAATTAGTAAAGAGATTACAATCAATTGATAAATTAGAATCAAAAGAAAATATGGGTGGAAATGGTGCGACAATGAGAACATCAATTATTGGATTAATTTATTATAAGGAAAAAGACCTGGATTTATTAATAGAAAATTCGATTATAGCAAGTAGAGTTACACACAACTATAGTCTAGGTTACTTGGGTGGGTTAGTTACTGCTTTATTTACTAGTTATGCTATTAGAGATATACCAGTATGGGAATGGTCTACACATTTGATAAAATTATATGAAAAAGGCGTTATTGATAATTATATGAAGAAAACAACTATTAATGACGAATATACTAAAAATAAAGATAAGTTTTTTGATAAATGGTATCAATATAATGAAGAAAAAATAGAAAAATTTAAATACAAATCTTCTGATTTTGTTCATTATGATAATAGGATTGATTCATTAGATAATTATAACGATTATAAAGGAAAAGGGAACACAAATAATTATTCAAGATTTGGTGGGTCAGGCGTTAGTTGTCTAATAGTTGCATATGATTCATTATTAAGTAGTTTTAGTTCAAATAAAATACCTTTTGATTTGAAAGATAATTCATTAAAAATAAGTTTAGACAGTTTAATATTTTTCTCATGTTTGCATTTTGGTGATAACGATACCACAGGAGCTATAGCAGGTGCATGGTATGGTGCAATGTATGGATTTAAAAACTTTGACCAAGAAAAATTAAAACCACTCGAGTTTAAAGAACAATTAAATAAAATTACAAATGAAGTTATTAAATTTCAAAAATAGAACTAAATGTCGCATGGTAATAAAAAGCTTAGAACTTTACGATGTATTATTAAAGTAATTTACGATGTATTATTAAAGTAATTTACGATGTATTATTAAAGTAATTTTTGTAATTGTTCATCTAAATCTTTTGTTGTATCTCTATCGCCTTGGAAATCTATTTTTTCTTGACCTTTTTCAAAAATAATAGTTGGGTAACCTGGGACACTGTATTTTTCACACATATTTTTATTTTTATCATCATCACACTTTACATCTATTATTTTAACATTTGTATTATTTTTATGTTTTTCTTGAAATTCATCGAATATTTTTTGAAACCTAACCGAATATCCACACCACTTAGTATTAAAATTATATACTTTTATTTTAGATTCTTCAATAGAAAAATCTTCTTTTCTGCATTTAGTACAATATATAAAATATATTATAACTAAAAGTATTAAAATCCATGTTTTAAGACTCAAACCAAAATATTTTTGATCTAACATATAATAAATATTATATTTTAAAAATATATAAAAATAATATTTTAAAAATAATAGGTTTAAGAATATTATTTTTAAAATATTTTAAAAATAATAATTTAAAAATATTATCTATTCTATAATATATAATGGCTAGCCCAACAGGTAAATATAGCAAATATGACGAGTTCATACCAGTTTTAACAAATGACAACCAAAAAAAAAGAGAAGATTTTATGTGTCTTCCATTATTCTTACATCAACTTGAAGAAAATTATAATTCATCAACTGATGGTTCATCAGGTAACGCTCGTATTGCATTCAGAAATAATGTATACTATCCTATTGCCGATGCGGTCAATCTTAAAGATTCTACTGCACCCAAAGGAACAGTATCTCAAGAGTTCTTTATTTTAATAGGAAATATAACTTCTAATCTAGTAGATATTACTGATGGATCCCAGGTAGCTAAAGCAACTGAATTAGCCGGAAAACACCCATGGTTTAAGGAATTCCTTAAGATAGTATATGTGGAGACCACCGTCACGGGACAGGGTACACAATACAAGAGAAGTGTAGGAGGAACAGGTAAGCACAATCATTTTTATTTTTCATTAAATATGACTTCTGCATTCTCCTTTGCTGATAACACCTGGTTTATGGGGACCGACTGTCTTACACCTGGAGGTATGCCGGAGACCCCTCAAATGTGTTGGAATAGAGGTTTGGCTGGTCCTAGTGCAAATAAATATCTTACAACCCCATATCCTTACATGATGACCAAATACTTATTAACTACCATGTTAGAGGATTCTTACAAAGCTGTTGTATCTAGTACACCTTACAGTGCCGATTTCTTCTCTTCATCATCTAGTAATGAGGACGAAAAATTTTATTTCAGAAAACCTGAGGACCCAACTAAATTATACAAAATGGGCGCAGATGGTAAAGGTGTCGAAATAGATTTTACTGCACAAGTAATGGGTAACAACTGTTTTAACTTAGGATTCGTTGGAACAGGACCTGCTGACGTATCATGTCAGATGTTAGTTACAAAATGTTTAAACGGAAAGGATGTTGCAACTTGTAAAGAATTTATGGCAGATAAAGATTGGTGGAATAAAAATACCGATGTTAAGGACTTAGATCCTAATATGGGTGTAACTATGTTAGAGAAGTTTGGTTTTACTATCAAGAGCGTTGATTATAATAGTATCGGTTTACAATTAAAACAATTTGAATCACCTAGTGAATGGATTAATAATCTTTCTACTAAATATGTTGCAAATAAAAGTTTAACAGAGGCTGAAGTTGAAAAGATTGCAAGAAATGAAACATTATTGAATTACCTTGAACAGATCGTTAATAAAATTAACAAAAACCCTGCTGTATTAAATAAAAATTATACTGGGTCAGATAGTGTAGTTACAAATCCTTTTGCCGGTACTATGTTATCTAAATATGGTGTAAAACCAAGAAGAGTTAATGCTACAAGTGGTGTACCATCTGTTTCAGCAATTATTGGATTACAAACACAAGCAATGAATCAAAGACTCTTAGTTGCTCCTTTCTATAATATGGTTGGAGTTGGTAGTGGTTTAGTATACCAAAGAGGTGGTAGTCATTCTGGTAGTATTTTAGATAAGTTACCAATGAGTATTGCTCCCCAAATGAAAATGTATTTTGATTCTTTTGTTAGTTCTTTAAAAACTGCTGGTAAAGATTTAGAAGCATCAGATAAGGCTGAAATTTACAGATTAATTGCTCAATTAACTGATACTGAAGAAAAATTAAGAAAGTCTGTAGTTTATACTGAAAAATATACACAATTATTAAGTGTTTTTGGTACTTCTGATGAAAGTTCAGTTTTGAATTTTAAGAATATCCAAAAATTTGTTGATACTAGAAATAAATCCTTCCAAAAGGTTAGTGACAGACAAACTAACCTCGGTGCTATTATATTAGCAGTTGCTGAAGCTGTCCGTACTGAACTTGCTGCTGGATCCGTCTAAAAATAAGATTACTAAATTTATAGCGTATTATAAAATAATTTAACATATAATATTAAATATTTAAAACTAATAAAAACATTGTTTTAAATATTTGTTCTTTGTAATAGTAATGGGATTAGGAATATTATTACTTGTTTCTATAGGCAAAGAAAATTTATACTTAAGTGGTCAAGCCGAAATAACTTTCTTCAAGTTAATATATAAACAATATACAAATTTTAGCATAGAAACTATACCACAGTATTTTAAAACAGAACCCGATTTTTCAAGAAAAATAACTATAAATATATCAAAAAATGCAGATTTACTTGATAAATTATATCTAAATATATCATTACCTAGTATTTCGCCTAGTAGACATACATATCTACCAGATGGTATCAAAAAATTTAGATGGATTGAAAAAATAGGATTAGGTATTATTAAAAATATAGATCTAGAAATTGGCGGTGTTCTTATTGATAGAATAAATGGCGAATATATGAATTTTTGTTATGAACTAAATAATAAATTAGGTCATCAAAAAGGCTATAATAATATGATAGGAAATATTGAAGAAGTCAAAAAATATACAAATGGTAAGAAATCTTATAACTTACAAGTACCGCTAAACTTTTGGTTTTGTCAAGACTCTGGACTTGCTCTTCCACTTATTGCTTTGACACACAACGATGTGAAAATTCATGTAGAATTCTCTAGTTTTAGTAAATGTTATATGGAATCACCCTCACATTATATTAAAATTAATAATTTGTTTTGTTTATTCCAAGAAGGTGAAATAATTCAACAAGAAATAAATGGAAATACTGCGATTGGTAGATTTGTATATTTTGATATTGTAGAAAGACGACTTTATTATGATAAAATTTCAAATGATTTTGAAATTCCACTTGTTAACTCTATTAGATATAACATAATAGGAAGAGATTCAAAATTTGAAGTATCAATACAGGTAAATACATATGTAATAAAGGATGAATCGTATTTTCTTTACAACTTTCCTTCATTAGAAACATCTTTCTTATTAGCAAACTATGTATATCTAGACAATAAAGAAAGATGGGAATTTATACACAAGGATTTAGAATATATGGTACCGCTTGTTGATATAATACCTGAAAAGAAAGTATATAGTACAAATGTATCTTATAAAATTGATCTTATAAATAATCCAACAAAAATAATATATTGGAGAGGGCAATTATTATCAAACTATGAAGCAAATGATATTTTTAATTATACAACTTTACCGATTGAAACAGTTGGGAGTACTAACACACTTATTAATAAAGTTGCGATTGTAATAAATTCAATTAATAGAGAACCCGATACAGATTATAAATTTTATAGACACATGCAAATGTATAAAAATAATTTATCGTCTGCACAAGATGGTATTATGTTATACTCATTCTCGTTATTTCCTTCTGAGTATCAACCATCAGGCACATTAAATTTTAATAAAATAGATGATGCTTATTTACAATTAACTTTAAATAAAATTGTAAATTATCAACAACCAATGTTGGTAAAAGCATATGGGGTGCATTTAAATATTTTTCGAGTTATTAATGGATTAAGTTCTTTGGTTTTTATATAAATATATTAGGTCAACCCAATTTTTATTTTAAACCCAACTTAAACTACTATTACCGCCGATTATTCGTAATATTTGATATTCTTTAACAACTGTATATAAAAATAAATTCTCATTAACAACCTTTTTATCGAATATAACATTTAATGTTGGTTCATTTAAAATATTAAAATTTAATTGTCCAGATGGTTGTAACGACGTTGGATCTAGTGCAAATGAATAGCCAGATAAACCAGGTTCAAAAGATCTCTTAAATTTCTCATATGGAACAACACTGTTATAATAAGTATAATTATGTTCTGATAGTAATGATCTCCCATTCGCTTTAAAATCAATTTCTTTTATTGGTTTAATTTCTGTAGTAATATTTTTATTAGTATGTATCTTACTAAAATATGCTATTAACTTTGAAAACTTTTCTCTTATTCTATTATTTGTTATATAATTTGCATTAGTTCCAAAATATGAATCATTGTAATTATCATAATATGATAGTTTTACAAAATACAAATAGAGAATAAATTTTAAATCATAATTGACTAACATTTTATTATTTCGTATATATTTTAATATAGTTTCTGAGTTTTCTGTTACATAATTTTCTATTGTATCTAATTGTAAAAAGCTACTTAGATAAGAGGTTGGTATATCTTGACTGAATGTTCTATTATTTTGAATGTATTTTTTATATAACGTATAAAGGTCAGTGTACTCTTGATAATAATGGTCTTTAACATTTTCTATATCAGATAGGTAATTCTTACCAGTAGTCTTTGATTCACATACCCAAAAAATATCCTTGATTAAACCCTTTATATTCAAATTAATTGTTTTTCTTTCTTCTTTAATTAAAATAGGATTATATGAAACAAACCTTTCAATTAAATACTCATGGTTATATTCAGCAAATCGCTGTCTTTCAACTGAATCTAATAAAATGGTATCTGTTATCATTGAAAATTTAACATAGTCGGGTAGTTTAATATCATAATTAGATATATTGTTTGAAATCATGTTCTCTAGTTTATTTAATTTGAGTTTAACAGTTATATTTGTATTCTCTAATGTAATTAATGGTAAATAATTAGATGACGCCTGATTAAACCAAAACATTGTAGGTAAGTATAAATAAAATTTATTATCTTTAATCTTCGGATACATCATCATTTCTTTCTGCTTATTTAAATATTTATACATAATTTTGTATACATTTTTATCTAATACATCTACTTTCTGATTATTCATATAAAATTCTATATAGTCAAATATGTTATATGCAAAGTCTTCTTTCCATATTATATTTTCTTTTACTATTGTTTCACTGACATCTGTTTGATAATAGTTACTATATCTTAATTCATCGGGAAATTTATAACTAATTTTTGATAGAGATATTAAATCAAGTTCAGAATTTACATTATTGAAGTCTGACATAAATAAACTAAAATTACTATTATCTGGAAGAATTATAATATTACTTGATGTATCAACTGTTTCTATCTGAATCTCAAAAGTTTTATTGTTTGTAACTTTTGTTATTAATGCATTAAAAAATGAATTAGATTGATAATTTATTGTTGAAATATCAAGTACTATATTTATACTATAGTTTATACTGTAAAGATTATAATTAATACCATCAGTTAACACAAGAGGTTCAATTGTTGAAAAATAAATATTACCATTCTTCTCACCAACGACTTTAATATCAATATATTTGTCACTATACTCTATTTTCTTCATACGATATGATTCACTTGATGAAAAAGATAATCCATTTGTATTAGAGAAGTAATATATATAATTACCACTTTCTTTGAAATTAGAATCTAAATACTGAATATTAATATGTTTAGGCGCTCTAATAATATAATCATTATGTAGTTCCATTGTCATTATTTGATTATATTTATATGGTATTACATTCGATGGACTAGTATATACTTGTTTGAAATTAAATGGTGCAGTACTAGTAAAATTACCAAAATCTGTTAAATCAATAGTAACAATATTGTTATTCATATAAATATTCTGATTATCTAACAAATTATACGATCCACTTATATCAATATAATATTTAAATGAACTTTCTAAACTAATAGTTAAATCATCAGTCAACGTGAATGAAACAAAATTATCTATATAGTCATACAACGTAACATTTACAATATTAGTAATTTCTATATTATGGTTAGATAGATCATATGCAGTATATTTATCAACCGTTTGGTATAAAAAATTTAAATCGGCGGTATATGAATTAAATATCCCCGTTATAGATGGATTTCCCGTTGATATAAATTGAACTTGTGCATCGTCTAGAAGTTTAACTAAATTTACTACTTCAATTAAGAAAGAATTATCTACAAAACTCAAATCTTTAATAATATTAGGGGTATTCTTTTCTATTTTAAAATTATTATTTAGGACTTTTGGAGTTATTATTTCATTTGTTGTAAAGACACGTGCTACATCTTCTTTTATAAACTCAATGTCAGATATTGATGAATTATCTATATTATAATTTATAGGTAACGGACTATGTACCTTATAATTTATATTATCTAAATGTTCTTCTAAAAATATATCATAGACGGATAAGTCTGTTTTATAACTCTCTATTGTTCCTACCTGATAATACACAAATACAGAATAGTTAGTAAATTTATTAATTAGTGTATTTCTTAGTATATAATAATTATATATACCATATGATTCTGGTATTATCCTATAATCATTGCTATCAATCGTAATAAATACTTCAGTAGATACTGTTTTTAAATTTGATTTACTTAAATTATCTGTAATACTTATATATAATCTATCTTCAGATGATATAGTTCGGAGTTTTTGATCTTTAATACTTATTAATTGTTCAATCTTTATAAAATCTTCATTTTTAAGTTCAACACTACTAATTAAATTAAATTTAGTACTTGAAGAATCAATAACGTAACTATTAATAATTATACTATTATCATCAAGAAAGAAACTTAAACTACCTGATGATATATCATTAATTGAATAGTTTTGATAAAAATATCCTTTCGATTCCGAACTAATTATATTATAACTCTTATCAACTGATAAAGATATCTTAGTGAAATCATCATAATTGTATTCAGAGTTAAAAACTATTTTATTGGAACTTTGTTTGTTAATATTTAATACATCTTCTTTAAAAACATTATCCCCTGTTAATAAATCTAATGTATATGTTTGATCTGTTTTAAATAATATATCAGTTGATGATGTAATTTCATATTTAAATAATTTATCACTTTCCAATTTATATTTAATAGTACTTTCATCACTATACTTTATATTATCAAAAGAATATGTTTTATTAACAATTATATCTTGGTTAATATCTGATTTAATAATACTATTGTTACTATACAACCCAAATGGTATCAAATTACCCAATGTATCAACTTTATATCCACTATAATTAGCAGTTGCTGACCAATTATCATCTTGTTTGTATGTTATATCTAATTTATCATTAAATTCGGAATTAAAAAATTCTTTATATTCACTTTCTGTTTCTAATATTTTATCCCATTGTTTAGATAATAACAACTTTTCAAATGTTAACACACCATAATTATAATTAAATGAATTACCGTCTAATATATATTTAATAAATTCACCCTTCTCAGCAGAAATTTTTAGTATCTTATCAAAAAGAATATGTGAATCTACACCAAAACTTGAATTAAATTGACTCGCATTTATAAAGTTATTAATATTATTAGTTACCATACTTGCAAATCTACTAATATATAAAGATATGTCTGATGTCTTATTCAATATAAATTGACTATCTAAATATGCAATTCTCCTTATACTTTTATCATCAATTTCTTTAAAAATAGTATCATTAATCACACTCCCATCTTCAAGTTCTACCTTAGTTACTATACATTTT